TACAAAATTGTGCAATGGTTTCTACCCGTGACATTGATCGTAATGATCCAGGGGCTCTTTTTGCTTGGGTAATGGATGCTTTAATGTTAGGAATTGGAGTAGGGTTTGATACCTTGGGACAAGACAAACAAATGCCTATCTATGCTCCTACAGAGCCAGTCTCTACCTATGAAATTCCAGATACTCGTGAAGGATGGGTAGAATCTGTCCGTCTTTTAATTAATTCATTTTTACGTCAAAATCAATCTATTCAAGAATTTAACTATGACCTTATCCGTCCTCTAGGATCACCTATTAAAGGCTTTGGTGGGGTTGCTAGCGGTCCAGCACCTTTAATTGATCTACATACACGCATCCGCAATGTTGTAGGCTCTAGAGCTGGGGAAGTACTAGATAGCCGTGCAATTGTTGACATTGTAAACCTTATTGGAACATGTGTTGTTTCTGGAAATGTTAGACGTTCTGCTACATTAGCTTTAGGAACACCAGAAGATGATGGGTTCATTAATTTAAAGAATCCAGAAGTATTTCCTGAAAGAAATTCATATGATCCAGAAAAACCAGGATGGGCATGGATGTCTAATAATTCTATTTCTGCTACTGTAGGAACGAAATATGAAGACTATGTTGATTTAATTGCAGATAATGGTGAGCCAGGATTTATTTGGTTAGATGTTGCAAGAGAGTATGGTCGTCTTGCAGATGCACCAGACAATAAAGATTCCCGTATCATGGGATTCAATCCTTGTGCGGAGCAGCCATTGGAGTCATACGAACTTTGTACACTTGTAGAAGTGCACTTAAACCGTCATGAATCCAAGGAGGACTTCCTCAAGACATTGAAGTTTGCGTATCTTTATGGAAAGACTGTTACGCTTATGCCAACACATTGGCAGCAAACAAACGGGATCATGCAGAGAAATAGACGTATTGGAACATCTCTAACTGGAATTGCATCTTTTGCAGATACTTATGGATTACCAACAACTCGTGAATGGATGGATGAAGGGTATCAAAAGATTCGTTATTATGATCATAAATACTCAGAATGGCTATGCGTTAGAGAGTCTGTTCGTGTAACAACAGTTAAACCATCAGGGTCTGTATCCCTACTATCTGGAGCAACTCCAGGAGTTCACTGGGGTCCAGGAGGAGAGTTCTATTTAAGAGCTATTCGTTTTGGAAATACAGATCCTATGCTTCATTTGTTTAAAGCAGCGGGATATAAAATTGAAGACGATGTAGTATCAGCCCATACATCTGTAGTATATTTCCCAGTAGCATCTGGTCACAAGAGATCAGAAAAAGAAGTTAGCCTATTTGAAAAGATTGGTTTAGCAGCTACTGCTCAGAAGTACTGGTCAGATAATGGCGTTTCTGTTACTCTTTCTTTTGATAAAGAAACAGAAAAGAAGTTTGTTGCACCAGCCCTAAATATGTACGAAGGACAGCTAAAGGCAGTTTCTTTCCTTCCAATGGGAAACAAGACTTATCCACAGCAACCATATACAGAGATAACAAGAGAAGAATATAACTCTTATGTAGGTACAATTGGTAAGATTGACTGGTCTGCTATCTATGATGGAGTTGAAAATCTTGAAGCAGAGGGAGAGTCTTACTGCTCTACTGATGCCTGTGAGATTAAACTTTATTAACCCTTAGCCTGCTATAATAAGGGGTAGGAGATATATGTCTAACCCATCTAATTTATATGCAGAAAAAATTTACTCAGAGCACCCTCTGGTACTTTGGGCACTAGACGATCAGGCAGATTATGTAAGTTTAATTACTGATGCACAAAGGAATATAGCATCTCTTTGGACTCCTACAAACTGTACTTTAAGTTCTGGGTCAGCAATTACAAAAGAACCATTTCCTGATAGTCCTACAAGTATAGCGTCTTGCAGTGTGCCAGCAGGGGCATCTGGGGAATCAATTATATTGAGTCCAGATATTAAAAATTTCCAAACCCTTAATACAACTCTAGGAACATTTTCTATAGGATCTTATTTTTATGTTGATAGCTTATATATTAACTCTATTGCTATTGGGTATGAATATACAGATACAACTACTTTAGAGGTAGTTCAAAAGTTTAAAACTTTTGCAGATCCAGCCTACCAGTCATGGTCTTTTATGTCAGAAACTTTTGAGATCCCTGAAGAAAATACAAACTTTAAAATAATTATAAAAATATTAAAGTCTTCAGGCGGAGCAACATCTGCTGACTATAAAGTTTATTTTAATGGAATAACTACAGGACAATGGTCTGAAGAATTTCATAAAGAATCTTTAGGAGTTACACCAGCATCTTTTCCAGCAACAATTGCAATTGATACAACAGATACAGTTCTTCCAGCTGCAGCCTACGGAGTCTCTAGTGATACCGCATACTATTTGGTAAAGAACAATGCTCTTCTTGCAAAAAATACAAGCATTCCATTAGTATTTGGTGCTTCTGGGTTAACTAAAATTATTCCAAACACATCAAATAAACCTTCATTAATATTTCCAGGTCAAGGATTTTTAAACAAATCTGGGCAGCATAAAGAATATACCGTAGAGTTTTGGGCAAGAATAATTGCAGACTCTCCAGATCCAAAAAGAATATTTGGACCAATTGCTTCTACAGATGGACTTTATGTAGATTCAGGGTTTTTGACTTTAGTTATTGGTGGTAAATCTAAGTCTCACTTTGTTGGTGAATGGTTTAGACCAATGCTTATACATATTAGATTAATTAAGAATTCCGTGACGGTACTGTTAAATGGAGAACAGGTAATAGAAATTGCTATTGATACCACATCTCTATCATTGCCAGACCTGCTAGATGCAGAGCTAAGAAGTCAAGACTGGCTTGGATTTTATGCGTATGATAATGTAAGCTTAATTGAAGTAGACTGTCTTGCCATATACTCTTACCAGGTTTCTGTAACTGTTGCAAAGCGTAGATGGGTTTATGGTCAAGCCGTATCTTCAGCACAATCTATCAACTCATCTTATGGTGGAACTTCTGCTTTTATAGATTATTCATTTTCAAACTATACCGCAAACTATAATTATCCAAGTTTTGCACAGTGGCAACAAGGAAGCTTTGATAATCTAGAAACAACATCTTTAGAGTTGACAACCCCATCTTATAGTTTGCCAAACATATTTTTAGATACTAAAACTTTAGATGATTTGTATACTGACTGTAAAGCAATACAGACAGATCAAGAATCTGGAGCATTTCCACACAAATTTTTAACATTTAGACCAAACTCAACTTGGAGTGGACTAGGAACATATCTAAACTTTCCAAAATTAAATATTTTAAATGATAAGGTTAAGTCTATTTATGGGGTATTTGGCAGTAATGTACTATTGCTTGATGCAGAATACTACAACACTTCTCCAGCAGACTATATTGAAGCAGGATATTATAATACTACCAGCTGGACAGAATTCTTTGATGCTGGAAATCCAGGAACTAATGAAACATTAATTAAAATTTATAATACGCTAACAGGTGATTTTTTTATTGTTAGACTTAATGGAACCGTTATTGAGTATGTCTTAAATTATAATAAAGAAGAACAAATAGTGTATACAACAGAAAACATTGAGTCTGAACAACTTTTTGCAGTTGGAATTAATATTGATGATTTATCTAATGTTTTTGGAGGCAATGTTTCAGCATTCTTTGGCAATGTAAATGGACTAAAAGTTTATGTTGCGGGAGATGAAGAAACATCTAACTCATTCTTTGGAAAAATTTACTCATTAGGATTTACAACAGAGCTTAACCATAAATCAATATCAAACTATTTTAATGAATACGGTGTTGTTAAATTTGATGATTTATCTGCCCCTGGAGTAACAGAAGAAACTAATGCTATTGCTCTTATAAATCATTTAGCCAGCTATACCCTGTTGCCAACAGAAGCATACGATGAATTCTTTCTTGATATTGGAGTATCTGGACACTGGCAAGACTACCTTCCCCTTTCTTATTTTGCTAAATATGTTAATAACGCACAAGGGGCTTCTTACTATGATTTAGATTTTTTACAGTTTAACCTTGGGTATCCATCGCCATCTAAACTACTAGAAAAAGAAACTAACTCTTCTTGGACATATGAAGATTTAAAGGAAGAATATTCAGCACCTATTCAGCAAACCTATTATCAAATAGATAATAGCCTTATTACTGGATGGAATGACTATGAAGATTTATCTCAAAAGGCATTAAAGTACTACGAATATGATACCTCAGAATCTTTTGTTAAAAGCTATGTTACTTTTCAATATATAGCAGATGGAGCAAATGCTCTTGATGAAACCTTTAATATTAATGTTCCAGCCAAAGAAGGATCAATTATTGATATTGATAACTACCCAGACTGGGCTGCTAGTAAATTTGAAATTGTAGATAATACAATTATTTATCCTAGCAAGTCTGTAGATTTCAATGACTTAGCAGTTGTATATTCTATTGAGTTTAATGTGCGTGGAATTATTAATAGACCAATTAAAATTAAAGAATTAGAGATAGCTTCGCAAGCATTGAGTGATAATGCCTTTAACTCGGTAGGTACTAGGTTTGGAGTTGATCTAGTGCCATACAAAAAATCTGGAATTTATTTTGACTATAAGTCAAAGAATCCTTTTAGTATTTATAAGTCAAGTACACCATACCTTTATTTGACAAAAAATTCTGGAATAGAGGTTCGTGGAGACTTTGACTTTGAAACAAATCGTGGTATTGCTATGCCAATTAATAAAGAACTATCAGATGAATATCGTGTAAGCTCAATGCAGGCTTGGATGTTTGCTAACCAAGATTCTTTCTCTGCTTCACCAATTGAAATTTTTGAAATTCAGTATAAGGAAGATACTATCAAGTTCTATATGGTAGCAGACAGTCCGTCTGGGTCACGAGCTAAGATATATGCAATGAGCAGCGTAACTGGAACAGAGTATACAAAACTGACATATTTCTGGAACGGAGTATCAGTTCAAAATCCAATAATTACAATAAAGGAATGGGGATCCCTAGGTTTACAGTTCTCATCTGCATTAAACTTTGACCTATACATTGGGGCAATTAACCTAAATGGTCCAATACTGTTTAATAACATATCTTTCTATCAGGCAAACAACTTACAACAAATCCAGAGTATCGTAACTAGACCTTGGCTAAAGGTTAAGACTAGTGAAGGAGTACCTAATAATTGGACATATTGGCGTGAAAACTTTAACTGGCAAGAAGCTTTAGTTGTCTCAAGCTCAGAATTATACGGAGTTAATCCAACAGATGTATATAAAAACTATCTTGGAACTAATAAGATTATCATTGATGATAATGAAGGTATGACGTTTGATTCTAATCAAATAAAGATATATAAGGATACTGAATGGCAGATAAGTACTCTATTGCCAGTCTAATATGGTATACTTGAAGTTATGGATTCATTAATAAACCCAAAAACTGGTAAACCGATTGTTAACAACGTACGCAGAAAAGTCATTGATAAGCACTATGACTGGGGACTTTATGTATACAAGAAGTCAACAGGTAAATGGTTTACAGACGGATCAGGCTCAGTTTTAAACATACCTGCACAAAAAGGTGACATAAGCAAGATTGCCGAGCTAAAAAGAGAAGCAATCGCTTGTGGAGATGACGGTCAAGGTACGGCAGTCTTTGTTCCTGGTTTGACAAGGGTAACAGAAGAAGAATATTCAGAGCAAAAGGACAGAATGAAACAAGGATTAATTCCTTCTTTAAATGACCTTGGTGCCATTGATGCAGCACAAAAAACTTTAAGGATGTATGGCGATGAGGGATAATTCTGATTACGTTAGTGCAAAACTAAATACACAAGAGCAAGAAGAAAACATATTCCACGCACAAGACCCATTTAATAAAACTTGGGATGATTTAAAAGACCTTGGCGGAATCAATCAAAACTTTAAGAGAAGAACTGTTAGACTTTTAAACAAGGCTGCTGAAATGACTCCAGCATATTTAGACTCAGCAAATGCTCAGTCATCAGGAATCGACGGTACTGGAACAAAGGGCATTAATCCTGGAACAGTATACCGAAATGGATACGGTCTATTTGATATTATTACTCCACCATATAACATGTATGAGCTTGCAAACTTTTATGATACATCTTTTGCTAACCATGCTGCTATTGATGCTAAGGTAGAAAATGTTGTAGGTCTTGGATACCGTTTTGATATTTCAGATAGAACATCTTTGCGTCTTGAAACTTCAAGTGATGAGCAAGCATCTTCTCGTGCTCGCAAGAGAATTGAGCGAATGAAGATTGAGCTTCGGGATTGGCTAGAGAATTTAAATGATGATGATTCATTTACAAAGACTATGGAAAAAGTTTACATAGACTTAGAGGCAACAGGAAATGGTTTTATTGAAATAGGAAGAACTGTTGAAGGCGACATCGGATACCTAGGTCATATTCCAGCAACTACTGTTCGTGTTCGTAGACTAAACGATGGCTTCCTTCAGATTATTGGTCAGCAAGTAGTTTACTTTAGAAACTTTGGGGCTAAGAACCAGAACCCAGTTACTGTAGATACTAGACCAAATGAGATTATTCATATTAAACAATACTCACCACTAAATACGTTTTATGGTGTACCAGATATTGTTGCTGCTTTTCCATCTTTGATTGGTGACAAGTTAGCATCACAATACAACATTGATTACTTTGAAAATAAAGCGGTACCACGATATATCATTACCCTAAAGGGTGCCAAGCTAAGTGCAGACGCAGAAGACAACATGTTTAGATTCTTGCAGACTGGACTAAAATCTCAATCCCACAGAACCCTGTATATACCACTTCCTGGGGATACAGATCAAAACAAGGTTGAGTTTAAAATGGAGCCAATTGAAAATGGTATCCAAGACGGATCATTTAAAGAATATAGAAAACAAAATCGTGATGATATCTTGATTGCTCATCAGGTTCCAATCTCTAAACTTGGTGGTTCTGATTCTGGTATCGCAGCAGCTCTATCTCAAGATCGTACATTTAAAGAACAGGTTTCACGACCAGCACAGCATCATCTTGAAAAAATTATCAACAAAATTATTAAAGAAAAAACAGATATTCTAGAGTTAAGGTTTAATGAGCTAACTCTTACAGATGAAATTGCTCAGTCTCAAATTCTTGAACGTCTTGTTAAGACTCAAATCATGATGCCAAATGAGGCTAGAGAAGCTCTTGATCTTCCACAAACTAAAGATGGAGATACTCCATTTGTAATGTCTCCAGGGCAAGCAAATGATGCTCAGTCAAATGCAAATTCAAATCGCCAACGGGATACAGAAAGAGTTAACAACCAGTCAGATGGCCCAGCAACTATCGCTGGAAGAAATCCTAAAGGTGAAGGAAGATCATCTCAATAACTGAGAAACCTAATAAATGTTTGGTATAATAGATACGATATGATTATAAATAAAGCTTCCTGGGTTACAGACGGCGACAACGTTCGTCTATCAATGCCTTTTGGCAAGGTAGATCAAGAGCGAAGACTGGTTTCTGGTTTTGCGTCTTTAGATAATATTGACAAGCAAATGGACATTGTAACTACCGAAGCTAGCATGAGTGCTTTTGCAAAGTTTCGTGGAAACATTAGAGAAATGCACCAACCATCTGCTGTTGGCAAGATGATCTCATTTAAAGAAGAAAAATATTTTGATCCAGAATCAAAGAAGTTCTATAAGGGAATATACGTTTCTACTTATATTTCTAAGGGTGCCCAAGATGCTTGGGAAAAAGTTCTTGATGGTACATACACTGGTTTTTCAATCGGGGGACGAATGAACA